GAAATAAAGAAAGCGTATGCCAAGTGTTTGCAGAAGAGCAACGAACTTGAACTTGCAATGCAAGCGTTGTCTGCAAAGGTGTCACAAGCGTTGGGTGTTGATTATGTTGCCGACATTTGCAATGGTGATGAGATTGAATTTCGCAAGTTGGATGAATATGGGTTGGCTGATGCAAACGATTGTGTGAGAATTGAGGAAATATTGGAAAAATTGAAATAATGGCGATGAATTGGTCGGTGATGTCTATGTGTGCAAGGAAGAGCGTGTACACGCGTTGAACCCGTTTAATGGTAGAGTATATGGTGTAGGACGCAGAATCCGAACGACAAAATTTTTGAAAACTTGGTAATAAAAACAAAAAGATAAAAATATGAATGAAGTAGTTACAGTAAAGAAAGACCGTTATTACATGTGCATAATGGACTGGCATAAACTGGGTTCGTCTTTCACGGAAGGAAAGGTTTACAAGTGTCACAAAGACCGTTGTATGTATGATGACCATCACTCCGAGAAGGCTTCTGTCGGTATGTTGTTTCGTCTCGCCACAAAGGATGAGATTAGAGAACATAAGAGAATGTTGAAACTTCAAAGATGTAGAATACGGACAACAAAATTCCGTAAAATTTGGTGATTTTTGGCATAGTATTTGCATATAGTATAATGAACAATTAAAATTTAGAATTATGACGATAGAAACATTCATTCAAGAATATAACAAAAGGGTTGATTGGAATTTGGAAATATTGAACAAATACAATATCAACCTTTCCAACGATAATAGCGCAAACGAAATCATCAAAGATTATATTAGTCTCACAAAGATTAATCACGAAGATTATGATATTGATAATGCCGAATTGTATGAATACCCTATTAAGAACGGAAAACAAACATTTGAATTGCAGGCATACTCACTTACTGACTATGACCATGAATATTTTTGGGTTAGATTTGGGGAAGAAGAAGATGAATATAAGGAGAACAAGATTAATACAATAAAAAAAGAATTAACAAGTAGCTACAATGAGGTGAGAAACAAATTATTGATATTGGAGAATGAAAAAAACGAATTGGGTAGTGTCTTGGAATTGTTGAACGATTAAAATTATAATAGATAATGATTTGTGATTATGAATAGCATTGAAAATTTGCCTCTTTTTATTGAAAGAAACAATGTAAAATATTCCATTTGCGTATTTGTAACCGCTTGGGATAAACTTTGCGTGACTTACCACAATTGTTTTGATTACACCGACAAGTATTGTTCGGTAGTGATTGAGCCAGACAATTATTCATCAAAACCAAACATTAAAAATTATTTCATCGGAAATGCCCAAAATTTGGATGATGCAATTGAAATGATTAAAGAATACATTGAAAATAATTAGTTATGAATACAGAGAAAAAAGAATATGTTTGTAATAGTCTTGATGAATATAAGGAATTGCTATCATCGTTTGTAGCAACCAAAGCGTATAACAAAATCAAGGAACACGAATTAAACGAAAACCAAGCGTGGAGGTTGATGGAGTGGGCAATCAATTATGCCATCAATCTATATGAGAATAGACAAACCATCAACTACAATATGATGGATAACGATTTTGAAAGCTATCTTGCAAGTTGGGAATAGTTTTATTAGTTTTTATTGTTTCAGAGTTATTAGTTTTTATTGCAAAAAAAAAAAATAAATTATTATGATTACATTTACTATGCCATCATTTATTTCATACACAATCTTCGTGATTGTATTTTCATTCTTTTTGTACCTTTCGCTCCACTACATCATTGATGATATAAAGAGCAATAAGAGACCAAAAAAGAGAATGGAAAAATCGGGTTTGAAGATTGGTGGAATATATGGAAAAAGACGATTTGATGGTGATAAAAATGACCCGTTTTCCCCTATTCGTGAGTATGGTTATTATGTGGCAATCCTTGACGTGAAACCATCAAGGGATGGACATTGTGATTACTGCCAATATGTCTTTCTGAATGACAATATGTCACCATATAGAACTTATAGCAACTCTATAATTTATAGTGATACAACCAAACATTTTGATGATTGGGAATATGTAAAGGATATTGATTTGAACACCATAAAAATTTCATAATCTTAATTTTAATTGCTGTCAGCGTGCCATTCCGATGAGGTTTGGCACGCTTTTTGCATATAGTATATCGTGAACGGATTGTATAACTTAAAACCATCACCGATGAAACCACCTTAATAGCATAGGACATAGGAGCAGTAAGGCATAGGACTTGCCGAAAAGGGCTGAACATTGGATTAAAGTGTAGTAGGAGAGTGTACTCCGTCACACTTAAAATGAGTAGGAGAGTGTACTCCAACCTACACTTTATTTTTTTATAGTGACACATTGTCAGCCCAGCCATGACACTTTGTCAGTATGACATTTTTGTCAGTTGTGTCATGCCATTGTGTCATAACAACTGACAATCAACTTTGGCATGGTATTTGCATATAGTGTGATGTAGTAATAACAATTAAAATTAGAATTATGCAACAACAAGCGACAAAATTGGTAGCACCGAAAAAAGGTATTGAACGTGTCATGCAGATTGCTGAAACGATAAGAACACAAATCAAATACCCGAACAAATATGTGTTTTTCTCATGGGGAGCGCATAATTTCCAATTTGCGGTCACGGAGGATGACAACTATCCGACATTGCGTTTCAAGGTGAACGGAATGAAATTCAAGGGTTATGTGCATATCATCTACAACCCTATGGATTACTATGAGATTGAGTTTGTCAGCACTCATGGGAATTTGAAAAAGCGTGTTGATATGTGCTATTTTGACCAATTGCAGGAAATCATTGATGAGTTTGTTGAGAAAGTTCCCGAATATGAATTTTAATTAAAGTTTGGCACGCTTTTTGTATATAGGATAAAGTAATCGGTCAAGGTCTCCCACCGATATTAAGCGGAGACCACAATTAAAATTAAAATAGTATTATGGCAAAGAACAACAAAATGCAGCAAATCGTAAACAACACCAACCTTGAAATCTACAAGGCAAAAGCAAAAACCATCTTTGATGAGGCACGTAAGGCACTTGCCAACAATGAAATCACAATGGAGGACTTGCTGAAATTGGATTTGGAATTTGACAAGGCGGTCATGGGTGTGGTGAATTGCGAGAAAGAAAAGGCGAGACTGAACAATGAGGAGGTTCAGAACAAGAGACTGCTTGACCTTGCGAGAGAAATTGTTTATGGTAAAGACGAGGAAGTTGAGGATGATGAAGACTACGATGAATGCGATGATGATGAATACGAAGAAGATAATAGTGATAATGATGACGAAGTAGAGCCAAACGTGAATCCTACATTTAACATGATTATTGGTGCAATGTTCGGATTCTAATTTACACAAAGTTGTTTATGGTGGCAGGTTTTTTGGGTTTTTGCTTGCCACCTTTTCTAAAATCAAAAGTAATAATACGCAGTTGCGTACATAAAGATAACTATTATGAAAAACGATAAGGAAATTGCAAAATTGGCTGATGCCATTATTCAATCAAATGGAGATAGTTTCATTATTGATTGTGAGATTCATTGGAAAAGCGACAAAGATAATAAAACCTCAACACGTACAATTTGTTATTGTTCGGAAGATGAATATGACGAATTGTCAAATGACGAAACTTTTGATGGCACAATCTTCTATTACATTACTGATAGGGATGGCGATTTCAAAGAAGTGTTCAATGAATGCCATGATTGGGAAATTATTGAAGTGTATGAAAATACATTTGAATATGTAGCTTGGTGACAATTTAGTATTAATAATTAAAATTTAGATTATCATGGATGAGAAGAAGATTAAAGTCTTGGATAAAATCGGACAAATCATTGAAAAAAAAGCGGGTTTTGAAGTCTTGAACAAACCTCATACGTTCAAAGTGTGGCTCGGAAATGAGGAAGAGACAATAACACTCCATTCCATTGTTAATGTGCATAGAGGTGAATGTGGTGAGTTGTTCGGAAATGATTCCAATTATGAAATTTGGGATTTGGAAGATTTCTTGAATGCCGACCAGCTTGAAGAACTCTTGTTGGATTTGACAAGCAAAAAAGTTACCGTCAAAATGGAGGTTGAAGTGACTTTTGATGTGGATGGTGTCATCAATGAAAATGACATTAACAACCTTGCATCAACAATGGTATCTGACAAGTTGTCATACGACCTCAACACTTGCTATGGGAACGAAACATTTGTTGATTACAACATCAGCAAGGTGGAGGTTATGGATGAGACCAACAACGCTGATATGGCTCATTTGTTGGGCCAAAAATATGCAAAGGAATATACACTTGACGGAACAAGTCGCTGCACCTATGAAGAGGTCGCAGAGGCGATTGAGACGGCAATAAACGATTATTCAAACAACAAAAAGTAAATCAAAATTATGATTATAATTCACATGGACACGCAGCAGGACACACACGTCTTGGATGCAATTTACAAAGATATGAGTGATGTGGATAACATCATCATGGTAAACCCGACAAGAGATGAGGTTGAGGCAACACTTAACGAATTTCCAAACGAGAGTGTAATGTTTCTTGGTCATGGTGATTTTTTTGGGTTGTGGGCATGTGGTTCCGACTTACACAATCCAACGCAATATGTCATTGACGGAAGTAACGTTGATTTGCTGAAAGACAGAGAAGTGATTGGGATTTGGTGTTATGCAAGCGATTTTGCCAAACGGCACAAATTGAGAGGTTTTTTCACCTATATGTTTGTCTCTAACTCATCGGAGGCACGTTGTATGGGATTCGGTGAACATACTGACAAATTCTGCAATGAGCAGAATGTGAAGTTTTGTGAGCAGATTAACAAATTCATTCTTGAAAATGTAGATATGTCAGATTGGACTGATAAACTGACACACGATGATGTCAATTTTGTCAATTACAATTACAATCACTTGAAATATTTGTATGGATATTAGTTTTTTGTAACAAAATCAAATTATATCTTTTTAGTGTGCCACTCCGAATAAGTTTGGCACGCTTTTTGCATATAGCACAACACAATCATTTAGTAATAACAATTAAAATTTTAGTATTATGAGCGAAAATATTGAAAAAATCATTAAGACCGCAAAAGACAATAACTATAATACACTGGATATGGTTATTGCCGCCAACTCAATGATGGTGGAAGAATTGAAAACCAAACTCAAAGAAAACGGAGGTAGCATTTCATTCACAAAACCATTCACCAATCCATATATGGTAGGTTGCGGAACTGATGTCTTTGAACTTAAAGTGACCAAAGTTTATTTGGATGAGAAAGAGGAAATTAAAATTGATGGGCAAATTGTTTATGGTGATGATACCATTTATACATTCAATATTGACGAATTTGTGATTGGGCAGATATACAACATTCTCATATTGATATAACAAATTGGCACACTATTTGCATATAGCACAACACAATTAACAATATTATTCATCAATTAAAATTACAAGATTATGAAACTTTATGTATTAACTTTCACAAATGTTCAAAACAACGAAAAGCATGTTGAGGTCTATCCGACATTGAAACTCGCTCAAATATACATGAAAGGTAAACGTGATGATGCAATTGCCTCATCCAACATTCTTGACCTCATTGTTAATGAGGACGATTATGGGTGCTACGTTCAAAATACATGCGAAATCACAATTGATGAGGTTGAGATGAATTGGCACGACTTTATTGCCCACAAAATCGTAGAGCATATTTGCGATAGTATTAAGGATGCAAACCTTTATTACAATGTCATTTATAACATTGTAAATGACTTTTATATGGAAGACTACCCGAATATTGATGATAAAGATGATATAGATAATTTTATAAATTATAAACTCCTTAACACAATGGCATATTGCGCAGCCAAAAAACTTACAGATGGCATTAAACCTTCTTATGAGGAGTTAGATAAAGTGGTCAGTTATCTTCACGATAATGTTTATATTTGCCACTTGGCAAAGATTATCAATGGGGAAATGATTACCCAATATCAAATCCAATACGATAGTGAAAATCCTACTGAAACTTTATTCAACCACAAAAAGGTTTGGGCTTTATCATCTTGTATGTATGGCGGTGGCTGTTTTTCTCCCGATTTTAAGTTTAGACTTTTTGATGACTATGACAATGCCCTCAATGCTTTGGTTGATGAACACAAAAATGTTTTATTATCATTTATTGCCAATTATGGCGCTGATGTCAGTGAAGAGATAACCGAAACACCAAACATCACCACATACGAATTGTCAGAAAAAAAGAATCACGATGATTATTGGGTCGGAAAAATTGAGGTGAGATACATTGAATAACCATAATCTTAATTTTAATTGTTGTCAGCGTGCCATTCCCAATATGGGTTTGGCACGCTTTTTGCATATATGGTAATGTAAACGGATTGTCTAACTTAAAACTCCAAAACAATGCCACCATAATAGCATAGGATATAGAAAACCAATGAGGCATAGGACTTGCCGAAAAGGGCTGAATACTGATAGTATCGTAGGAGAGTGTACTCCAACTTACAATGAGGTATTTAGGAGAGTGTACTCCAACCTACCCTTTATTTTTTTATAAGGACATTTTGTCAGCCGTGTCATGTCATTGTGTCAGTATGCCATTGTGTCAGTCATGTTTGACAATTTGTCATTGGATATGACAAATAAGTTTTGGCACGCTTTTTGTATATGTGGTATTGTCAAATTAAAATTTTATAAATTATGGAAATTGTTAGAAGTTTTGATGAATTGAAAAAAGGTGATAAGGTTGTTGTCATTGAGGGTGACAAAGTGAATATAATGGAGTTTGTGTGCCTGCACCCAAAAGATTGTTACTATGCGTTATTTTTGGATGATATGGTGACTGATGGCGCAAAGTCTGTGTCAAAGACAAATTTTGCATCGTCTAATGCTTATCGCTTTCACGGTACCAACGAAGAATGGATTGAGATTTACCAAACAATTATTGATAATTTGAATGCCCAACACCACAAAGATATTTCGTGGTATGAGGATAGGATTAAATGTTTGGCACGATAATTGCATATATGGTAGTGACAATTTAGTATTAACAATTAAAATTTAGATTATTATGGAAAGCATTAAGAACCGAACCCTTTACATCAACATCACAACACAAGACAAACAACACGAAGTTCGTGAGGCGAGAATTATAACCTTGATTTCAACATTTGAAAACATCAGTTTTTGTGGCTCACTTTTGGAAACCAATCCAATCATAAGTTATGTAAAGCCAACTGAATTAAGATTGGAGATTGCAGGTATGGGTGTTTTAGGAATGTCTAAAATTGATTCCCTCTACGGGAAATTATACCTCACGGAAGAAGATGCTTGCGCATTAACAAGCAATTACATTTATACACATACAGATTCGGATTTCAGACTTAAATGGGCGAATATCATGTTTAACGATTTGAATTTTAGAAATTATAAATTCAGTCTTGTTAAAAACGGGGAAAAGTCCTACCTCAATTTTTATGCCAAGTCTTGGTGCTGGGATGGAACAAAGCCATGTGGAAAGTATTTTGCACGAAGATTTCAATTTGATTTCGCAAACAATATTTCCGTTGAATATAGTGATTGTGAAAATGACAAATTCAATCAACAAAAGTTATATGCTACAAAGGAAATGTGTGAACACGACAACAAGCCGACCATTGTGCGGTTTGACAACAAACCGAAACAAGTGGAGAAGATTGTAACTTTTGAAATCACCACAAAGGTTAAGGTCAATGTAAACGATATGCCCGAATGTGAGGAAGAGGATGCCATCATCAAGGCAATGAACAATGTGAGAACCTGCGATGATGAAGTCTTGTTTGACGCTTGTATCTCTTGTACGGATTATCCTATGCGCTAATACGCAGTTGCGTACATAACCTTTGGCATGGTATTTGCATATAGCACAACACAATCATTTTAGTAATAACAATTAAAATTTTAGATTATTATGGCAACAATTGACACAAAAGAAATCAACGAAAGATTAGCAAAACATTATTCCAATACAAGGGAATTGCGCCAAGACATTGTTTCGGCAATCACCAATATGCTGAAAGAGATGGGTGGCAAAATCTCGCTTACTGACAAAAAATATGACGATACATTGTGTATCGCCTATGATGGAGGATACCGTATTGAATATGCCTCGTCAATGTGCGAGGAGGTGAAATCAATTAAAGTCACTGATATTGCATTTAGCGTTGAGGTTGAAGGAGAATCAAACGTGGAGAGTTATCGTCTCATCTTTGACGATGTATGTGCTATTTGGGATGTTGTATCATCACGATACAATGATTTCAATAGCGGTGAGTACAAAGAGGTTATTGAGATTGCCAAAAAGAATGGTCTTAAAACCAAAATGAATCTGTCTTACAATGACGAATTGGATATTGTCAAACAATTCGGTGAACCAATTGACCTTGAAACTTTGGAAAATCCATCCTGCGTTGAGGTTAAAAGTTATTTGTATGTTGATGTCTTGGGTCTAAAAGAAATTGCACATTTGAGAGTTTATAATGAGGAATTTTGTCGTTATCAAAACATTGTCGCTGATTTTATGAAAACAAAGAAACCGCAATATCTCATCGGTGCGCAAGATGGAATTGTGCAAGGTCTCTTGTGGTGTGAGTTCTGATTTTGGCACGATAATTGCATAAATCACAAAGGGTCAAGGTGCGCCACCCAATACAAAAGTGCGCACCGCCAAACAATCTAATTAGAATTATTATGAAGTATAAAGAAAATGCAAAGCAAATCGAAAAGGTGATGGATATGCAGGCGGAAATATCGGCTAAAATCATTGAGGACATCAAAGATACATTGAATAATGATTTTGGTGGAAGTATTGATTGGGCTGATTATGAAACCGAAGACGATGAGGTTTGGACACCATCAATGGACTATGTGGACTATTTTGAAAACGACTGCGAGGAGGGTGTACACATGGAGCGAGTAATGTGCAATGAAAATGGTGTTATCTATATCACATTGGAAAATGGTGAAGCGTGTCCTATCATAGATTTGAATTTTGAAGACTTGCACACACTTTATCTTGCAATTTCAAACCTTTGCGAACATTTGGCACGATAATTGCATATAACACAACACAGGTAATTAAAATTAGTATTAACAAAAAAATTAAGAATTATGGGACAATATTTCAAAGCGTGTTTCATCAACGCAAAAAAAGACAAAGTTAAAGAATATTTTGAATCTTGGGACACCAACGATGGCTCAAAACTTATGGAGCATTCGTATGTTCGTAATCATTTCGTAATGAATGTTACCTACAAAATGATTAATTCACCGAAGAGACTTGTTTGGGCAGGAGACTATGGTGATGAGGTTGTTGGAGAGGATAATTACTATATGCTTTGCGACAAAGCCGAAGAGTCTCAAAATGACATTGAGATGAATGTGATTGAACAAGCCCTTAATGAAAACACCATCTATATCAACCATGACAAAAAGGAATGGTTTGACCTCAAAAAGCAAACAATTCCCGACATGAAAGGTTGGAATGGTGTTGCTCATCCTCTACCCATTCTTACTGCTGACGGAAATGGTCGTGGAGGTGGAGACTATGATGGTGCGCACATGGAACTTGTTGGCACTTGGAAAGGTGATTTAATTGAGGTTTCAGATACCATCCCCGAAAATTACAAGGAGATTGAGCCGTGGTTTACGGAAATGTCTCAAAAAGAGATTGACGAGTATTTCAAAGAGTTGGCACCCACAAAAAAGAAATACACCATCAAAATCAATTATACAACATCAGAAGAGTTTGTTGTGGAGGCACACACCGAAGAAGAGGCTTTAACACTTGTGGAGGATATGAATCCCGATGAAACACAAGTTTATGAGAACCTTACCCTTGACGGAAGTCCGTATATTGTGGATTGTGAATAATATAATTTTAATTGTTAATTGTCATGGGTGTGTCATTTTGGCACACCTTTGTCATTTTGTCACGTGACATTATGTACTGACAATTTGGCGAACATACATGACATTATGACATTTTTATTTTTGGCACGATTGTTGCATATATCACAATAACAATTTATTATTCACAATTAAAATTTAGAATTATGATTAAGATTGAAATTCAAGCGGAAGATTATCGTATTGCTGATGCAATGAGAGATTTATCTAACAAAATTGAAAACGGAAACATCTTGGTTTCTGTGTATTTGGATAGAGTGAATAGTGTTACCATCCGTGAGGAGAGATACACGGCAACACTTTCAATAGTTAAAGAATCTGACACACCAACAATGAACACTCATAAGAATGATATGATTGAAGACTGCAAGTTGTATGCTGGTCTTGGATATGAAATCAATGACATTTGGAATGGTAACGGATATGACACCGAAAAGGGTATTGTGACAAAAGTTGGGATTGAAAGATTCACAAATAACACAATCCTGCATCAGTTTGAAACCTATGATGAAATTGATGAAGATGTTTTGGAAAACATTTTGCTTGCGGTGAAAGAAAATCCTCTTGTAGTCAAAATGGCGCACACATTCCTTGAAGATGATGAAACAGAAGAGGGTGGAATCGCTTTTATGGGTGAAACCCTGCTTGACTTTATGCTTGAATTGAATATGCCACTTACCTCCACAAAAGATGAAATTAACACTGCGTTGAAAGAATGTGGAATCATGCCAGTGTTCAAATCTTAATTTGGCATGGTTTTTGCATATAGGTATATGACAATTTAGTATTAACAATTAAAATTAGAATTATGCCTAAAATCAGAACAATTGACACCATTGATGGCGAAGTGAAATGCCGTTATTGTTATGACATTGACAATAGTATGTCATACATTGAGTTCAACCTGCGTAGTGGATATGCAGATGAATCAGACCCATACGAATACGTTGGCGAATCAGATTATATTGAGGATTTTGATAACCTCACTGATGAACAATTAGAGCAGTTGTATTACGATTCTTGTAATTAAAATTGGCATGGTATTTGCACATAACACAACACAATTAATTCAATTAATCAACAATTAAAAATAAAAGATTATGTATATTAAAATTTTCAATTTAATTAGAACCCAATTGTATAACGAAACACTTATTTGGAGTTTCCCATCTTTTTCACAAGCGAAAGAAGTGATGCTTGCGGAGGTTGCAAGTGAGATTAAAATTGACAAAGATGCACTTGCCAGCAAAGATGTGCATTTCGTTTTCAACGGATATGATGTTTGGAAAGGCAACGATTATGTTACCATTTCCGATGGTAATAAAGTTGAGTATGAAATAAGGCAAACCACTATGGATATGATTGAAATGCAGGAAGAGACAATTACTGATGAAGTGATTGTAATGTACCCTGCTTGCAAAAGTTATCGTAGTGTAATTATGGAGACAATAAAATCATTTGGAGTTAATGAATTGCCGTTTTTTAACACAAAAGATATAAGATACTTTATTGATAATGAAGTTGAAGAGGCATTGGCGATGCGTGCCGCTCAAATCATTGTCAGCGATTATGATGAGAGTTTCAAAAACGATTACTTTCAAACTATTGTTGATTATTTGGAGGGAAATCGTGGTTTTTCCGTGATGCTTGCGGTCATCAGTGGTGAAGAAGATGCTATTGAAGATGTAAAGCGGGAAATCAACAAGGAACAAGGGAAAGATGTGTTCCAAAAGGATTATGTTTGGTTATGGGAATCAAAGTGGTATCATGGTCTTAATTTTGAATTTAATAAAGTCACAAAGGTGTTTCGCAATCACGATGCGGCTTATATGGAAATGAGCAGCGAACAAGGCAAGGTACTTGAAGTGTTCAGAGGTCAATACATTGGAGAAGATGTTGAATCTTATGAAGATAAAAATGGCTTATTCAAAGTGAAAAACAATTGCGATTTGTGGGAGGGAAGAATAAGAAAGATTTACGTTCAAGACTAATACGCAACTGCGTACATAACGCAACACTTGGTAATAAATTAGTATTAACAAATTAAAATTTCAATTACAATGCCTAATCACATTCAATCAATAATCACAATCAGCGGAACGAAAGAATCTGTTGAGAGAGTAAAGAACAGAATCCTTGTAACAGAGGAATACATCAGCGAACTTAATGAGCGAAACAAGAATCTTGCTGATGATTTCAAAACGGTAATTCCGAAACTCGGAACACTGACCATGAACAGACTTATCCCAAAACCAACAAATATTTTTCAAGGTGAGTTTTTAACAAGAGCTGCCGAAGATAAGTATGGGAAAAAAAATTGTTGGTATGAATGGAACAAACAACATTGGGGTACGAAGTGGGATGTCTATGAAGAAGAAATCACAATGCTCAACGATAACGTAATGCAAATTATGTTTCAAACCGCATGGCAAGCTCCTATGCCTTATATGGAGCAACTTGCAAAAGTGTGTGTTGAAGAGGGATGTAACATGAGTGGTATGTTCTGTGATGAGGATTTTGCATCTAATATGGGTCTCTATGTTATCAACGAAAACAATGAATTTGATGTTGAATGGCATTGTGAAGATGCCACTCTATATGAGGAGTGCTGGGGATGGAATCCTTGCGAAAATGATGAAGAATTTGAGGATGTTGATGATGAATCAGTAGAATAAACCATAATCTTAATTTTAATTGTTGCCAGCGTGCCATTCCGATGAGGTTTGGCACGCTTTTTGCATATACCAATATGCAAACCAATTAATAATTTAAATTATGATTAGACCACCTTAATAGCATAGGACATAGGAGCAGTAAGGCATAGGACTTGCCGAAAAGGGCTGAACATTGGATGAAAGTGTAGTAGGAGAGTGTACTCCGTTACACTTAAAATGGGTAGGAGAGTGTACTCCGTTACACCCTTTATTTTTTTTATAAGGACATATTGTCAGTCCTGCCATGACACATTGTCACTATAACATAATGTCAGTGTGGCATGACAAATTGTCATAGGACATGACAAATAAAGTTTGGCACGATAGTTGCATATAGTAAGGTGTGGTAATGATAATTAAAATTTGAATAAACATGTTTCTTTTTAAGTTGAACCAAAAAGTGAAAGTAAGAAATTTCGGTAATGGGCATATTATTGCGTTGCCTTATAATGATGAATCACGCACATATATAGTGGAGTTTGAGAAACCGCAACAATATTGCATATCAAAGAAAAATCCCGTTCTTCGCACATACACCACGATAGTGGTTGATGATAAAGATTTGACACCATTGGAATAAAAATTTGAATTATGGATTACAAAGAGAAATTGAAAGAGTTATTCTCCAATCTCATGGATGATGGGTTGGAGGGCGCAATCCCGACCTTGATTGTTGAAGTGTTGGATAGCATGGAGTTCAAGCACAATCATAATACCGACATGATTAGTGCGTTGAAAGACCAATGTGAAGTGGCATTGAACAATTAAAATTTGAATTAATATGGAAGAGATTTACAAACATTTGAAAAAGCATGGTTTATTCCATGAAGTTTGCCAACTGAACCAAAACGAAGTCCAAATCCACATCATTTGGGGTGATTGGAAACATGACCATGCCCTTACCGATTATCTCATGCGTGAAATCGGATGGATTAGAACCAACCAAATTGTCACGGAGGAAAACGGGGATGATTCGTACTCATCCATCCATTATTATACAAAAATCAATTAATTATTAATCAATTCAAATTCAAATCACTATGGATAAAGAGTTTATTGAAGAGTTTTTGGATTTCACCAAATCCAACAATGTGACCACAAAGACCGATTTCCACAAGGTCACAATCCTCTCCGATGATGTTGAAATCGCCACCATCAACGAAGATGGCACACTCACCATCAACATGGGCAACCAAGTTGGAATGACAAAGGATTTTGTGGGAATCATGCTTGACTACAACATCAAGTTTTCCCCGATTATTGACAAGGAATACAAATTCTTGAATGGGATTAACCTTTCCAACGACAAGGGTTTGTGCCTCACAATCACAACCGACAACACCATTGTCCTCCCCACAAATGTCGGGGAGTGACAATGTTTGGCACGATTTTTGCTGTAATATTCACCAACAATTAAACACAAAAAAACAACATGAATAAGAAACAAATAAAGAAAACACTCTCCGAAATCTACAAAAAGGAGAATGA